GGTAATCATCGGTTTGTCCGGGTACTGCTTTGCCGCTGGCCCGGAAAAGGTTTCGCATGAACAGGCTGCAAAAGAAGCAGTCGAAAACCGGAGCCTGGCAAATGATCTGTGGGCCAGCACCCACCAAGCGTGCTCATTAAAAGACCAACCGCAGATTTTTCAGATTATGCGGGCGATCAGTGCGCAACAGTCTGCGAAGCCCACGAACCATCTCAACTACAGCGCACGCTTTGTGTATTCAAGTTGCCAGCAGATGCTTTCAGATGTGTCATTTATAAATGGGGCCTGTGTGAACAAGCCGCCAACACAACATGAAATTGATTACATCAACAGAATCTGGAAAGAGGATTCCCGGCTCTGTGATGCGGAAATTTCTAAGCCTGATTTAAGTCGTGCTGAACCGTTGGAAAATCAAACTGAAGAAGAGTGGGAAGCCGAACAAAAGAAGGGTGGGGTATCGGATGAAGACATTGAATTTATGAAACAGATACGTAACTCCTGAATATGCAGAGCCCCGCCACCGAGCGGGGCTTTTTCTTAAACCCCGCTGATACTCAACCCATTCCCGCTGTACGCGAAGCTGGCACCGTTCCCCCAACGGCAGGTTCGCACCATGCATTCCACTCCCGCGCGCCCAAAAGTCTCTCGGCCTAGATGGCCACGTCAGTTCGCCCAGGTCATTCTCGCCGCTGGTGATGATGCTGCGCGGGCGGTGCTGTGGGCCAAGGTTCCGGCCGACTGGCGGGAGCTGGTGCAGTTGCATATCGCGCAAGCCGAGGGCCGCGCTGAGCAGCATGTGCGCCAACAGAAGAAATTGCGCCCCGCTGTAAGAAACATCACGTCAACCTTCGCCGAATACCAAGCCCCCACCTACGTGCGCGGCAATGCCGTCGTGGCGGCTCAACAACTGGCGGCACTTCGTGCCGCCATCCACTCACCGCGAGTATCCCAATGACCACCACCGTACCGAAGCGGCGTCCCCGCACGCCTCGCATGACCTTCTGGGCTCTGATCACCATCGCTTTGCTGTTCTGCCTGGCTATCGTCGCCCCAACCAAGTTGCCCGTCGTCCTCTACAAATGCGGCCTGGTAACGCTGGGCTGCGTGCTGGGCTACTGGCTCGACCGGGCATTGTTCCCCTATGCCCGGCCAGACATGGTTCCGGCTTGCCAGCAATCCATGGCCGGTATCCGTCGCGCCCTAATCGTGCTGGGTTGCGTCCTCGGCCTGACGTTGGGGCTCTGACATGCGCCGCTCTCGTATCCTTCTATATATAGGCGCGACATTCTTTGGGATGGCTGCGTTGCTTGCTGCCAACCAGCAAGCCAAGGCAGAGATCCCGGACCAGGCGGAACGCTATCGCCGTGACCTGACCCGCATCGCCCAGGCGGAATGGGGCCTTGATGCCCCGGTGGCAACCTTTGCCGCCCAGATCCACCAGGAAAGTCGCTGGAAGTTCGACGCGAAGTCGCCCGTTGGTGCGCAAGGCTTGGGCCAAGTGATGCCTTCGACCGCCACCTGGTTGGCCCAGTTGTTTCCGAAAGCTTTGGGCAAGGTCGAGCCATACAACCCGACCTGGTCGATGCAAGCCTTGGTCAGCTATGACCGATGGCTGGCGGATCGCATCAAGGCGCGAAGCCCCTGCGAACAAGGGGCTCTGATCCTTTCTGCGTACAACGGCGGGTTGGGGTGGGTCATCCGTGACCGCAGGTTGGCATCGGCAAAAGGCGCCGATCCGCTGACCTGGTTCAACTCTGTCGAGCGCCACAACGCTGGGCGCTCGGCTGCCAACTTCAAAGAAAACCGCCAGTACCCGCAATTGGTCCTGCGCCGCTGGGAACCGCTGTACATCTCCGCCGACTGGGGACGAGGGGTTTGCCAATGAGTGGCCTGCTCGACTTGATCAAACCTGCAACCGGGTACGTGACCATCATCGCGGCCGTTGTGATCGGTCTGCATCTCAACTGGCAGGACGGCTACGACCAGGGCTATGCCATGGCCCAGGGTGAAGGGAAAACCGCTATCACTAAGCTGCGCCTGGAGTTTTCCCAGGAACAGCAGCGTATTGCCGAGGCGACAGCCAAAGCCGCCACCAAGGCGCTTGAGAATCTACACGCCGAGCAGGATCGAGGCGATCAGCTCGCCACTCAGCTAGCCGACGCCAAGGCGAAGTTCCGCAAGACCACCGATCAACTCAATGGAGAGATTGCCCGTGTCACGACCCTGTATCGCCGCAACCTTGAATCGCCACCTGAGCCTCTGCCTGCTGGCGTGTTCACTGTTGGCTTTGTCCGCGTGTGGAACAGCGCCAACGGAATCAACACCTCAATGCATGCCCAACAAACCCAGCAAGCCCCCAGCGGAGCTGCTACGGCGCCCGACGGAACCGGAGCCGCTGACAGCCTCTACTCAGGTGTCACCCAGCCCCTTGTCCTCGCCAACCAGATCCGCAATGGCGAGCTGCATAGTTCCTGCCGGGCTCAGCTCAACCGCCTGATCGACTGGACACTTAATGGAAGTAACTGACTTTGCTAGCCGCCTTGAGGCCATCCACAACGAAACCTCTTTGGCGGCACATTTGGCACAACGTGAAGTATTGACCGGCCCCTCGGCCGAGTTTTGCACAGGAGTGGATTGTGAAATGCCCATCCCGGAAAAACGCCGTGTGGCCATACCCGGTGTTCAGCTTTGCGCGCAGTGCCAAACGCATCGCGAAAAACGGAGTCGCCGATGACGACGATTGAAATGCCAGCGTGGCAGTTGGTGGGTATCGCGGTAACCATCCTCGGTGCGTTCGCCGGGCTGGTAAAGATGATGGTCATGCAGATGGAGCGCCGCCTGGATCAACGCTTTGCCATGGCGGACAAGGACAGTGAGCGCCTGCGCACGCTGGAAATATCCTTTGAACGGCTGCGGGGAGACATGCCTGTGCATTACGTGCGCCGGGAGGACTACGTGCGCGGCCAAACCGTTATCGAAGCCAAGCTTGATGCCTTGGCTCTCAAGCTAGAAACCGTTCAATTAAAAGGACTGAAGCAATGAACATCGACGCTGCCAAGACACGCCGGGAGTCCCTGCGCTGGTACATCATCAAAACTCTGGACACCTCACGCCCCGTAGATCCGCACGAAGCCATCGTGCTGTCCACCATCCAGGGGATCTACCCCGACGCCACAACCATGGAGCTGCGCCGCGAACTCGACTATCTGGCTGACCGTAGCCTGGTGACGCTGGATAAAAAGCCGAGCGGCGTGTGGATCTGCGGCCTGACTCACTACGGCGTAGATATTGCGGAATACACCATCCCTTGCAATCCCGGCATTGCTCGGCCGGAAAAATACTGGAGCTAAGCCATGCCCCCGCGCAGCAAAGTCGCCAGCCTGCCCAAGGCGGTCAAAGCTTGGCTGGATAAGGCCCTGGCTGAGAACAGCTTCAGTGAGTATGAAAGCCTCGCGAGCGAGCTTTCAGCCCAGGGTTTTTCCATAAGCAAATCTGCACTGCACCGTTATGGCCAGGACTTTGAATCCCGGCTTTCGGCGCTCAAGGTCTCCAGCGAACAGGCGAAAGCCGTGGTCGAGGCTGCTCCTGATGAGGAAGGCGCAGTGAATGAGGCGCTGATGCGCTTTGTCCAGGAGCACCTGTTCAAGATGCTGCTGGTCGAAGGGGGCAAGTTCGATCCGTACAAGATGGCCAAAGCGGTTGCCGAGTTGGGCAAAGCGTCTGTGGTACAGAAAAAATGGCAGTCCGAGTTCCGCGAGAAGGCCGAGGCTGCTGCGGCCCGCGTGGAAAAGATCGCCAAGAAAGGTGGTCTTAATCAGGAGACGGTCAACGAGATCCGCCGCGAGATCCTAGGGATGGCCGCATGAACTACTTCTTTGCCCTGATGATCTGTTTCGCTATGACCGGCCTTTCAGCCAACGAAGAGAATGCCCGGTGGCTGTTGATCTGCGACTTCAATGTGGCGATCTATTTGGCACTGGCATGGTTTCTTGGATGGAGGAAGCGCACGTGAGCCTGCCTGTCGTCCTGGACAATACCGCCAGTGTCAGTGCTCCAGCGGTGCTGCTCGACTATCAAAAAGAGTGGATCGGCATTCGCGCCCCGCTCAAAGTCGGCGAGAAATCCCGTCGTATTGGTTTGACCTGGGCGGAAGCGGCGGACAACGTCCTGGTCGCTGCAGCCGAAAAACCAGCTGGTGGCCAGACCGTTTATTACCTGGGCTACAACCAGGACATGACGGTCGAGTACATCCAGGCATGCGCCATGTGGGCGCGAGCCTTCAACTATGCGGCCGGGGAGATCGAGGAAGGCATCTGGCCGGACAGCGATCCGGACAAGCACATCAAGACCTATACCATCGTGTTTCCCAGTGGGCACCGCATCGTTGCCCTGACCAGCCGCCCGTCCAACCTACGGGGCCGTCAGGGCGTGGTCGTTATTGATGAGGC